GTCAACCAACCATGTACAACCGAACAGTACATGAGACAGGCAATTCGTCACCAAAACAAAAAGAGGTCGAGTGGCTTAAAGCCACTCGACCTCTAAAAAGAGACGTGAATAAACGATGGAAGGCAAAGCTGGGAAAACCAAAATTGCGACAAAAACCATTAAGATTGAAGCGTCTCAAAGGGCAAGTGGTGAACCGATCCAACAACATGAACAGCCAATACGACAACATGAAAAATTATTACAATCAAATGACAAAAGTACGCATATTAGGTAGAACCATGGTACCCTGTGCATTGGCTTTGCAATTTCCCATGTCCGAACCATTGGTCAACAATTACATGGAAGCAAGTTACATTGCCACATATAAACTGATGTACAAAAACAAAGAAAGTTACGAAGGGTTGCACCCGCATGAACTGGCTGCATTTATAAAAGGTGTTAGATTAAATGTGGAAGACAGTTTCAACCATGCTGGTAACAAATTATTCTATGACTCTGTCGAACAAGAGGTGTCAACTCACACTATAGACACACCAAACGATCCAATATTGTGGCAGGCAATTAGAGAGATCGAAGCCAAATACGGAGGGGCCATTGGCATGCAATACCAAGCTCTGCGCAACTGTTGGACAAGAGTTCCGCACCTGGCCAAGGTTGGTGGTAGACACCAACTGTTGATGGTAGATGCAGAACCATGCGGACACAGGCGTTGCGCGGAGTGCGGAATCATGAATGGCTACTGGATCCCTGGCGAGGATGGATTATCCAATGCACACTGCGGGGCTTGCGGCACTTCATTAGATTTCGAGAGACAAACTCCAGAGCCTCTCGACACACCGCCAACCGAAGATTTCCAGCAAATCAACCAACCCATGGGTGCCTTCGAAATGGCGCAGATGGAAATCATTGAACAGTTAGACGGAGTAGGAGATTTGGAGGGGGTAGCACTGAAGCAAGCAATTGAAAATGATGAAAGACTGATAAGAGCGATGATATCAAGGGCGAACGTCAAGTTGAGTTTTGTTGATCCGGGCATGACACCTGAACAACGTAAATTGGTAGGTTCAAGCTTCAAAAATTTTATCTTGATAGACAAGGTAGGGCCAATAAACGAACATGCCATGATTGCAGCAGAACGTCAGCTTATGGCACAAGTTATGTATGACATGGCAGCCGGAGGTCAACCCATAGTGGACATTGGAGGGCCTAGCCCCGGTTGGACGGCAGTCAAATCGTACCAGACGGTGAGCCCCATCCTATCAATCAAAGACATAAAACGGTTCAACAATTACGACAAGATGCCGGTGCACTGCACACACAAACTGAAAGAATGTAGTTGTCACACGGGACAAGCACCATTAATTATGAGTGTTGACAGCTTGTATGATATATCACCAAAAGATGTCATGAAATTTATGTTACTGGCCAAATCAAATTACATAGTTTACTGCCTGAGCACAGCCACACTGGACCACTCCACAAACAAGGGTGTGCTGCCTTGGGATCAAGGGCTGTGGATAAAGCATCAAGGCAAGTTGGTGACAACATTCAATGGGTCATCTTCAACGTATGAAAACAATTGGGCCCAAACCTTATGGTGGACCAAGGCAGATGTGATAATAGTGGGGGACCATAGCTTATGCATACAAACCCTAAAAGTGTGCGGAAACCACATTCTGCGTGTAGCCACAATATGCAACGATTACAAAGCACAGTTTTTCTCACTAAATAAACCCGTTATAATGAGCTCATCTTCCAGTGTATGCATGCCAATACCTGTATGGAAAAATCCAATCAGTCACGTTGTCAAGAATGTGGTGGAGTGGAGGACGGTGGCCGTGGAAAAAGAATTTCTTAAATTGCTGTTAGTAAGAGCGAGCGCAGGTCAATGTTCTTATGATGATCTGGTCAAATATGCAATAGGGCTGGGTTATAGCAAGTACACACTAAAAGATAAGGTAATATCTATGAATTATATAACTGCGGATATGGCGTTAAACCATGCGTTAATAGCAAAGGCCATCACTGATAGAAAGCTGCTGGAATCAACTTACATCATGGCACACGACAAACAATTTTACGATTGGCATAACATGAGCCAGACGGACGTGTTACAAACCATGGGCACGTTAATCTTCGAAATTACAAAACACTTGCTCTCAAAGTGGTCTGCATCCGACGACAAGGTTCAGTTTGTGTTTAACAAAGTAGTTGACGGTATATCTGAATGGATAGCTGATCCAGCATGGTACAATCTGGTGGAGGCGATCACATTCGATGACATTACAAAAATGAACATCATTAGAGTGAACACATCCAGTCCGGACACAAACGAAGCCATCATATGTGACCATCACAGCGACCATTGCAGTCACACTGTACAACTGTCACCACATTATTGTCAATGTTGTGGGTTGTACCCCGTCGTGGCCGGTGAAAACCGTTGTGGCTGTTGCAAAAGCGATCACTGCCACCACAAGTGTCACCACAAGTGCACAAACAGATCGGAGCATCTCGCGGGCACAAAAACAACACCTCGGGAATGCACCTGCTGTGGTGTCGAGTACGATACATATGTGTGCGTTGTCTGCAACAGACCTGATGGGTACAGTGTCGTAACGGACGCAGAAGTGAGGAAAAGAGTGCATGAGGCAGAGTTGGCTGACAAGCAAAGAAAATCCAACTTAAAACAGTCTAAAACACAACAGTCACTCGAACAAGAGGGTGACACGGGCAGAGGCAAATCAGCAACCAAAACTCACAGCGCTGATCCCGACCCAAGTACCGCCAACGCGACCAACGTGGCGCATGCAGCACCCATCACGGAGCCAACAGCACCACTTGCGGACCCATCGAGTGACCAGCGTAACACCGCCACACCAACCGTGTACGATTTACTGAAGCTGCACATGGACGACTTAATCGAAAGCTCCACACCAAGGCTGTATTCAGATGTGTTGAGTTCATCCACCGCGGAGTCAACACCCCAGGTTAACGAACAGCCGACCAGGCAAGGCCGCGACCCACCAGCAGTTGAAACTCGGGAGCCGAGCATTAATGTTGTGAAACCAATGATGACAATGAGTATCAATCACCCAACCGACATAACAACCATCACGGACATCGAAGCGGGCAATGTCGAGGGACGCCTTTTCCTTGAACTGGTTAACCTCACAAGCTTGGAATTTGCTAAAATCATAGCTGACAATGAGCGAGGATGGGCATGCGTTGAAAGTGAAACAGAAGTGAATCATACTAAAGGTTTATCTCAAATCAAATATGTTGGGAGGAATATTACGGTCACAACCCCAAATAATTTTGAGATAGTTGAAATCACTGACGTTAGTGGCCAAGGCAACCAATGTGGTTATAACGTCATCAATGACACCGTGGGAGTGGACAATGACGTGTGGACTTCAATTATCAGTTCACGACAAATGTACAGCGACATGGAGGTGCAGCAATACTGCACAATGATGAACCTAAATTTGTTGCTATTGGGTAGGACAAACACCTTTTTCCATCGCCCAAACACAGCATCAGACACATTCATTGTCATGCGCCATTGCAGCTTGGACAGTCCAGAAGGCACTCCAAAAGAGTTATGGTTCAAACATTGGCAGCGCGCGAATGTAAAAGTTAAGTTTTCAAGACCATGGGTCCCGATTTTCTACCCATGGTTGGAAAGGGCTGCCTGGGACAGGTTCATGCTTGACAACAGAATTAACGAAGACTTTTGGCAATTAGCAACCGAGCAAAGACTACAATTGATGGTTGAATTTTACACAAACAATTTTGTGTGTAGCAACCTAAAAGAAGGATATTTGGCCATGCTAACAATGGATCTAAAGGCATGCCCGCCCGTCATTTACAATAACTCATTGATGATGGACCAACCAGACACACACCTAAAAGGCTGTGTGGTGAGCAAACAAGGTGCGGCAAAGTTACCATACGCTCTGACGCAGCACCAGTCCATAGAGCAAGACTCAATAATGGGTGCCCCCATCAATCAGCAACCACCAACCAATGAGTCAGAACTGGAAGTGTGGTTGAACAATGAAATCAAGCTAGAGTGCATTGATTATGCATACAATATGGAGCACATGATGTTATTGGAAGAAGAGATGCATTTTAAAGAGTGGCAGACAGTCAACGTAAAGTTCGTAGGTCAGCGTCTACGATTTTCGAAAGGCTTGTTCAAAAAAATTAAAACAGGTGACATAATCATGATTAAAGTGGCAGGTTACAAAATGACAACAACGGTGACCATCAGCATGCGCCAAGTGCTTTGCGACAAGCCGTACACCGGGCCGACAATTGACCAGGCCCTGGTGGGCGTGAACAAACAAAGCCATGCCTCCAAAATGGCACAAGTGATGACGTTGTTGAGCAAAACCCTGGACGCCAAGCACATATGGGATAAATTGAAATCAGCAACAGTGATCAAGGGCCCAGGTGGCAGCGGAAAAACCACCGGGCTGCTTCGTGAAGCACACAAAGGCAGCATAATTCTAACTAAAACAACCATGGCAAAAACCAACATATTGAAACACAACCCACCCTGCCCCGTCATGACCCTAGAGGCATACCACAAAAAAGATGACCAACATACAAAAATACTCATAGACGAGGCCGGCATGTTCTCACTGCTAGATTTTGCCACCCTAAGAATGCAAACAAACACACAAATAATTATGAGCGGAGATTTATTCCAAATAGGGCAACTAATTACCCACGTACACCCAGGAATTAGGGATTACCAACCTTGTATCAATTTTCCGGCAAACGTGACCACACTAAATTCAACATACAGGTACGGCAAGTCTGTGTGCGATGTGTTGCACACAGCTGGCATGAACGTGACGTCGTTGGCACCATATGACACAACCATAACTCTATTAGACATTAAGGAAATCAGATTGGGAACGATTAAAGAGTTAGTCAAAAAGTACACCCCGGACGCAGTATTGACATTTTACCAATCACAAAAAAATCTGGTGGAATCATGGCAGCTGGACCCAGATACCCACACCGTACACGAATTTCAAGGAAACGAATGTGACACAGTTATGGTGTTGCAAGGCCCACAAGCCACAGCAACCACAGGAATATGGAATAAACCAGAATATTGTATTTCGGCACTGACTAGGGCCAGGAAGCACGTGGTGTGGGTCACTTTTAATGCAACCACGGGCATGAACATGGTACAACGATGTGGTTTAAGCCCAGAACTGAGGGCCACCCACAACACCACATCATTGACCCAAACTTGGGCGGACATGGTGGAAGAAGACCAAACCAAAGAGGCAATGCGGGGCGGTGGGCTCAATACTGACGGGCTAACCATTTACGTTGGCCGCAACACCAACCACGTCACAGATTTAAAGTCCATGACCACCATTAAAAACAAAACAGTAGTGGGGGACGAAGAACTGTTTGTAGTGTTGCTGCAGAGCGACTGGTTAATGGGCATGGTTGACGAGAACAAATATTATCTGGTGGCCGGCCAAGAACTAGCCACCATGAAAGAGCCAAAAAATGTGACCGATTGGAGGCGCTTGCTGTCTGACCTCACAATTAGCGAGCAGGCACCATCCAGATTGCTGCAAGCAGCCAGCAATTTCTTCTCCGCAACGATGATTTTCAAAAACAACATGGTGCATCTCTCTGAAGACAGGGCCGTGTTGTACGTGCCAGACACACAAGCAAAACTAACCGAGTTAGAACAAAAAATAAGGGCTAAAACCAAGCTAGTGCAGATAACAAGAACCCACAAAGAATTGAAACTCCACTTTCTGCTCACCACGGTGGGGACCATAACAATTACTGGGCGACACAGAATAGAAGTGTTTGGTAATAGGGCGCTCAACTACTTGACAAGTCATGTTGATCAAGTTAATGACGCTCAATTCAAGGCATGGGTTGCACATTTGATAGACAACTTCAGATGCACAGCGTGCGCAGCAGAGATGTACATTGATCCAGTGGCATTAACTGAGCACTTGTCAAATCCAAACAGTGATACACAATGGACCGGGTGTAGCAGGTGGAGCTGCGAAAATTTCAAAGCCCCACCAAGCTCCGAAGAAAACTCAATCGAAGACGTGATGGACACAGAATCGTCTTCGTCAGAAGAGGAACCGGACAAGGAACCTGCCAATGGCGGCACTTTGCTAGGCGACGAAGCAGCCACAGGCCAAGAGTGTGAGCATGAATCAGACGAAGAATACTATGACACGATTGACACCATTCACGTAAACCCCACGACCGTCTGCACCACACCGCACAACAGAAGTGGCCAAGACGACGTTAACAACGAAATTGTTCAACTAATGTCAATAGCACAGCCAAGTGGAGGGCAGACCGCAGAAAACCAAACAGCAACAACTTCCCGCACACATCAATCATCACCACCACCCAACCCCCAACAACAGGAGCGCACATTAAATAATTTGGTGGTGTCAACCTTGCATAACAACCAACCCAGACGCACATCAAGAGAGAGGGTGATGCACCTCGTCGAACAGTACGCGCAACACACCACCGGGTGGATTATCTTTCCGCGATGCATCAGCATCAGGCATATGCAAACAGCTCTATTACATGGCTGCCCAATGCACTGCAGATGGACTCTGCAACGAAACGAAATGTGCAACATTTTTACCCTCATGGCCGGGCTGACTAGGGTGCTCACCATTGCTTTTAATAGAGCGGGCAACGTGGTTGGTCCCATGGACGGAAGTGTAGCGGACGATATGTACATCACATTGGTAACACATGCCGTGGACCAATGGCGGTTGGTGGCTTCGGGTCAAATGGAGCTGGATGAAGATTTAGCATTGGAGGGGTTGAAATTCATTAACCAATCACGATTGTCACCGATCCATGTGCATAGGCATGACACAATTGTCATTGATGATACCGAATGGCCGGCATGGATCGGCGCCTCCGTGAAGGAATATGAGCCATTTATGACCAGACCAAGATACCAACAATCCGTGACACACCACGCAATAAAGACCATGCTACCAGAATTGCCCACTGAAGTGTGCGGGTGCGAAACCAAAATTCTTGACGAAAACAAGATATGCGCCACATACCCCTGGTTAGACACGTATCTAATGACACCTGATGAACTTGCAAGTTGCATTAGTTGGATCCAATTCGTGCAGTATCGACAAATTGGGGGTCTGAAAACCCACACAGTTATAGATGGCACAGTAGTGGATAGCACAACCTTCGGGGGCTGTGCACTGTGCGCAGGGCTGAAGATGACAATAAATGAGGAAATTACAATGTTAATCAATAGTAGATCCGGCCCCGAACCCGGAACCATGTGGGTCAACATCAATCATGTAATACAATATCCACATGTGATCTCAGAGCTGTGCAAAATTCTAGAAATGCCTGGCATGATCATGCATTACCCAGATTTGGAGCTGTATTGGTCCGTCAGGCAACTGACCGAAATGGACGGCATGATACAAGACTTCGGCCAAGCCATGTCGTTAATTGAGCGACTCAGAGCAGGAGTTGATTGGGTGATAGAAAGGGTCACCAGCTTCAGTTTACAATGGAAGTGTGACCAATATAACACAGTCAATTCGGAGTACGTGACCATGCTGGGCAAAGCACTGTTGGACGCAGGGGTTGATCCATCATTACACTGTCATGCAATCACTCATACAGGCACACTATTGGTGGGGCTGCCAACAAGATGGTCAGCCTCGGGCCAAACCATTGTTATATCAAAATTCAAGGGCAGATTTCACTGCACCAGTCACGCACTGTCCATCACGCAGCGATGGGAGTGGCAAAGCGCTAGTGACATGCTAGTGGAGGCAGTAAAACACCGCATGCTGATACTCTTTGCAAACAAATTGAGTGGCCGCAGAGAGTTGGTTCGGTCCATTTTGGAAGATTCTGTAGCCATCAACCTGGAAGAAGTAAGAAGGGCCATGGGAGCAGTTAAGCTCAACTTGAGTTTGGATTACCACAGGGAGCACAACACCGGGGTGAACGCTATGTTGAACGATCGCAAGAACAAACTGGTGCAGGGACAACTCGTGGGCCCCCACCAGGCAATGTACTTGTCACCAAATCAAATCCGGATGTTTGGCAGAGATATTAATAGAACATGTTGCACGCACAACTTGACAGAACACGGCACCTGGCTACCCGACGAAGGGTTATTTGCCACAGCGGAACAGGTGGCAGCGAAAATAATATCTGGCTGGTGTGGGAAAAACAAATTGTGCACATACTCGGGTACATATAGCTATATACCTTTAGTGAACTCTAGCTGGAACATGAAAAGTGTAAAACCATTACGTAGTACACCGCTATACAGTGCGTGTGCACTAGCCATGAATGGGGCTTTAAACAATTTGATCACATCTATTAAAAACTTGAAAGATAAAGCAGAAACCGTGACCGGGTTTGCATTGAGTGATAATGAAAAAGCCCTGATAGCCATGTGTGACAAGGTTGCAACCACAAAAACAAACCCTTGGTGCAGCAGCGAGTCAGTCAGTGATGGCGACAAAGCCATGTTGGGAAGTGAGTATTTAGGCCTGGACTGGCATTCGTTTTGTGAGCAACTGGTAAAAACCAGTGCAAGGGAAACATTCATTTTGGTCCCCGAGCAAGACAATCACAGCGGTGATTACTACAACATCCATGACAGGCAAGAGTATTTTGAATGTCAAGGGGTTGCGAGCACCACATTAATAACCCTCAACCCCACCACATGGAGCAACCTGCTTATCAAGCACAGCATGAGGTACAACAACAAAATAATACACGCAGAACAGCTAATGTCAATATTAGGTTTGCGGCTTGTCAGCATAGTGGTGACCTCCCCAACAGTGTCAGTGCCTGGCCATTATTCACCATGTATACCAAACAACAGCAATCAAGTGGTCTACAAAATCAATACCCCACAATTGTCATGGAATACATCCGTTTTCAGCCACCACAAGACAACAGTAAAGGTGGACACCAAAATGTACCGCCATCTGAGCTTTAGAGTTGTGTCTGATACGTGCAGCTTCGAAGATTTATTGTCCTACGCCAGAACGTACATGCAAACTACCACCTACACTCAGACTGGATACTACAGGGAGAATTTGGACCAAATCAATGATTTGCATCTCATTTGCGCGTGCGTTTATCATGAATATCAGCAGAAGAAGACAAGCTGGTGCACTCTAGCCGCGAAACATTGTGATTTACCAACCATGGATGTGGGCCGGGTAATGACACATTTGAACACCAATTTGACCCATGCCGCATTTAAGCTGATGCAAGCATGGAAGTTGAATGACGGAACTTTGCATGACATTAAATTGGCTTCCAAAGACACGATAGGACCCGAGATGACAGACATAATCAAAAATCTTGCCACAATGAACATTGAGAAAAAAGAGGTGAGCCGGCAAATCATGGTACAAAACGGAGATCGCGCTTTGCCAGACATCACAACAAATTGCCCATGTGAGAGGCAAATGACTAGATCCAACGATGTAGTAATGCCAATACTGGGCGGATTGGTCAATGACGGATCATTGCTGACAGAGTTTTTGGCGGAAGAACTACGATCAAACTCAAGTTATTGGTGCTTAATACAATCCAGCACTGACGGCACTAACACGGCCGTACAGTTAGGGGACGGAGTTAGGCGTTCCCACAATTTGTCAAGTGTAAATCTCAAAAAGAAACGTAGGTGCAAACACCCCGGCGGTGAAATAAACCTTACAGAGAAGTACCTACAGCAAAGGATGGAAATCACTGCCAATATGAGCAGCACGAACGACACTCAATCACGTGAGTCAACTGGCCCACCTATCACAGGCACATACAGCACACCAACAATGAACCGATGCAAGACCAGTGGCCATGAACCATCAGTCGGCAACTTACAGCAACCTGCAGCGAGTAATAATGAGGACGAGGGCACCACCGAAAGTACCTGGAGACTAATGGAACTATCGCATGTCATCATTAAACGAGTGTCCCAAGCCGTCACCAGCAGGGTGGGTGAATGCCGGCAAAATAATTGTAAGGCCAGATCCAAGGAAATCAAACGACTGTTGAAAGATTTAGCTTCAGCAGTGTGCCACAAGTGCAATACCTGGGCAGAGGAGCATTTTGCGACCAGCAAGGGCCACGAAGAGTCTGGAGCCACGGAACCGCTGAATAGAACCACAACACCCGAGCCAACACCAGGCAGCACAAGACCCACAGGCGGAGAAAGAGTGTGGGTGTTGATGTCCCCAACACAACGCGTTGGCATCGTAATGCAAGAATTAAACCAGGCCCACCCACATGCCGAGCTCTCACAATTGAGAACTGTGACTAGTGACAAGAGTCATGACAACGACAACATGGACAGTGCGATACGCGCAAAGGCCGACCAATTGACCGAGCTAATGGAGAGTGGGTTTTTATCAGAATTTGACAGGGCGAACACCATTAGCTCGTGCGACGATAACATCTTGGAATGTGAAGAGCCCACGACGTTTGTTAAAAAGCAGTGGCAGCAGTGCAATGTGGACTGTGTGATCACAGAAGAGTCCCATACCCAAAGCGACCTGGAGGAACCACAGTTGACCACCGGAGCCTCCGAGCCAACGTCGAGCGAGGCACAATCACATAATGACAAAAATGCATACGCACGCATGTGCGACAAGACCCACAAGCTGTTGTGTGATACAACGGCTAACAATGCCGGGTTGATGGAAGATTACATTGAATCAACAACACTAGAGTGGTTGACTGAAGAAGCAAGGCAAGCCAATCGTACGTGTTGGTGCCATGTGACCATGCCCGAATGTTTACAAGAGTTAGTGGGAATTGATGCATGCCATGTCGTTGTCAAACCATATGCTCACATTACAGGTGTGGCCACCAGATCCAAAGAAATATACAATCCCAACACAGAAGGAAACTGCGTGGTAAATAGCCTGAACTATCTTGAGCAACGCCATCCCAGAGTAGACAAAGTGATGGAAAGGGCTTGCGGTGTGTACGGGAAGACCATGTGGTTGACGGAGTCCGACGCAGCAGCCATCAGCTGGTTGTGCAACCTAGAAACCCGTTATAAACACAACCAAACTGTGCATGAATTGGCTACTGGGACAAGCGCTGCCCCGTTGTGCATAAATAGAGTGGCAGGGGACGCAGTAGACCATTGCACGGTGCACAACACCACTGTCAGCCATCGCAGCGAAAAGCCGATGCAAATTAGCATATTGAGCAGGGCAACAACAATTGAAATAGAGCAAAACATGTGCACTCACTTGGACATCCAAGTTGGGCTCACAGAATTGCTACACGATTTGAACGAATTAGTAAACTTCCAAGGAGTGGATGAGTTTGTCGCTAAATACAGAAGCAGTTTTTCTACTCAAAGGGAATTAGAGGCAAACTTGCGATTAACCGGCCAAGTGCACACCATCAGGACCAAATCCACACCAATCATTCCAGGCGAGTGGGTAAATTGCGCCAGGCTAAAATACTTCAAAAACACCAGCGACAAATTGAAACCAGGAGAGTGTGTCCTGTGGACAGATGGCGTGCACATGCATTGGGCCGCTGTGATATCTTCAAATAGACACGGCCAGTACGTGTGGACACCATGCCCCATGACGACCGCAGTTCCTGTGGTACTACGAATTTCCATGAAGTGGGCCAAACCAGCACCACAGTCACCCATAGCAACAAACACAATATTGGGCGAGATCCAGCATGTCACAGCACTCAATGAGGCGACCGCACGGCACATGGTATCACACAAGCTCGTGGTAGGTAAACCAACAATTAACAATCCACATGCAACAGTGCTGGTTGTAGCGGATTTTGACAATCGCAAGCATCATAAATTCGACGACAGAACGGTCTTGCGTTCTTGGAATAGAGAAAATATTGTGGTGATCAATAAGTGCCCAGGAAGGGTGCCAACTGAAGTGTTTTTTGAGGATAGCGACATGATGACAGCAGTGTTGTACCAGGGCGACCCTGAGATTCACATAGTGACAGACCACACCTCAACTGCCCATTGGGTCAAGAGCTTCTTAATGAGAAACAAGACGAGATCAACGGTGAAGCGTAACGTGGTGGTAATTTCAGATTCTTGGCACACGTTGCAAGAAAAGAAAACGCAGGAAAGGCTTCAACCTCACGTGCACAAGATCAATGACATGTGGCACCTAAACAAACTAGTTCCTGGGACCTTTACTATTGGCACGGAACAAGAGTTGTGCCAACTATTGCAAATTACTGAACCGGATTTAAGTGTGACAGGCCTGTTAGCTAACCTACCGTTGCAGCTAACAATACACACAGCATTCCACGAACCCTTAATGCACACCAGCTACCACCGAAGCCAATTAATAATGGTTCGCAACGACAAATATGTGCGGTCCGGGTTCGTCAACAAAATACAAATCAAGGCAGCCCAACGTGGTGGTTCTTGGATGGAAATCCCAGCAGGAACAACTGCAGGAAAATGGTGGGACCAAGAACAGGACGCACATCAACTGCCAAACATTGACGTGTCAATAGGTAAGGTGGAAGCCATGGTTGGTGCAGCCATAACTAACATCCCATCCACTCAGAATCGAACATCAACGCATGAAGGGAAAACCGCAATAATTCCTTGGATGGACTACCCCATGTACGTCGACACCAGCATAGCGGACACACCAGCATTAGAATTGGTTCCAGCCCAAATTATGGACATGTGGGACACCACAGATTTGAGTGGGTATTTAGACAGATTTGCACCAGAAAACCAGTTCAGCATCAAAGTGAAAACTGTGCCCACAAAGTTGGCACAGTCGATAAAGAGCACACTAGTTAAATACCCAATATACAGCAGGCCAGTATACACAAAAATGGCCAACCAAGAATTTAACGCAGTGACAGGAAGGCTGGGTAAAGTAACACAGTACAGAGTGGGGGATTATTGTGCAATCAGCGAGGCAAACGGCATAGCAAACACATTTTTCCAAAAAGATTGGAAGCATGTGGTGGCAGAATACCAAAGCAACACAATAACTTATAACACAGACAAAGTCAAAGAATGGTTGCAGGGCAGACCTAATGTGGAAAGTATAGTCGGGGAGGTTAACAACATTCTAACGGAAGGATTTATGAAACACCCAATCAACAAGCTCAACGTTCACCTCAAACTGGAATCTCTGTTGAAATCACAACCAGTTGTGGATCATAGGCAAACAAAGGCCAGGATCTTAGTATGGCAAGCAAAAGGCATGTGTGCCATATACAGCCCCGTGTTCAAAATGGCAAAAGACAGGTTAAAATCACTGCTAAACACAAAAACTGTATATGCAGACGGATTGCGTCCGGACCAATTAGCACTGAGAGTGATGCAAGCGGATCCTGCCAATTACATCATGGAGAATGACCTGGAACAACAAGATAGGCAAACCGATGACAAACTGTTGGATGTGGAAATGGCAATTTACCACATGTTGGGTGTGCAGGAAGAACTGTTGTCGCTATGGAGGCAGTGCCATAACAACTGGAATTTTAAGGGAAGGTCATGTCGCGGAGAACGAAATTGGATGAGGCTAACAGGCCAGGCCACCACTGCACTAGGCAACGCAATAACCAATTTGTGCGTGCATTGGCGGCTGTGCAGCAAATTGGGCAACGATTGGAAACTGTTTGTGTTATTAGGAGATGATGGAGCGTTATTGACCAACAGGACATTGTCAAACAAGGAGGTAAAAACCCACGGAAAATTGTTGTATAACATGATAATGAAACCCAATACACACAATAATGTCGGCACATTTTGCTGTTTCAACATATACAAGTTGCCCACAAACCGATGGACCATGGGCCCCGACATTGCAAGACTGCGAAGACGGTTTGAAGTAACTAACGGGGCGTCAGAGGCCACCCTTGTCAATCATCACGCAAGGTGCATGTCATATTGTTGTATGTTAGGATCAATATTACCCATTCAACAATTAATCAAGGAGAGGGGTTACACCGTAGAGCCACCAATGTGGTATGATTGGAACTCCAACGCAAGAGCCACAGAGGACAAGTACCACTGGCTACCAGGGAAAAGTGACACAGAGCTGCGCATGCTGCTGGATATGATGAGACAAACAAACTACATCGATCATAAACTGTTGCACTGGGTAGAAGCAACCCGCTAGTGCTCCTACCCACGTTTTGGTGACGAACAAGATTGCCCCCCCCCC